GTTCTGGTAATAGTCATTTCGGAATGATGTATTGTTTCTTGTGCTATTTCAACAGAACCATATTTACCTATAATCATTTTCTGAAATGCGTCATAATCTAAAGGCCATTCAAACTGAGGATCAAATATTCGGTTGGCATATAAAATCATCCAACCAGCACCTACGTCATTGTAGACATTTTCTGCCAATAGGTCGGGAGTATCTCCATCCAAAACATTATAAACATAATAAGACGATGTATTATTGATAATGTTTCTCATAATACTAAAACGAAAGAAAATATCAGTTACGGTTTCATGAGGACCATTGAGATAATTTACGATATTATTGATATCATAATCAATAGTTGGAAAATAACCAAAAAGTGGAGTATTAGCAGATATTCCTGGAATGCCTGTTGCTGTGTTAGCGAATGCCATTTTTACCTCTTAAATACCCAATCTTCTACTGGGAGTTGGATTGCCTTGTCAAACTCATCCACATTAATTTCAATAAACTGCGACCTAACCTGTGAATAAAGATATCTTTTAATACAAGGTCTGGATAAGGACTCTAATCGTCGGCTGCCTTGTAATAACTGATAACTCAATTTTAGTTTGGTCGTTTCATCGTATAGTTTGTTATTCTGAAACTTCATTAACTGACCTAATAGTGCCTGACGTTCTCTTAGATTGAGATAATGTAAGTTCAAACCGAGAAAACCATCTTCATACATTTCAATAGGAAATGCCATCGGAAACTTGTCATACTTTGCTAATGTCAGTTTACCCTTCGGATCATATTTAAAAAAGAATAACTTTCCAATAACAGTATCATCACGACCTCTCTGGTCTGATGCCAATAATAGTTTACGTGCCTTAGGTGCCGCGGCACTCAATGCCTTATCAAACAACCACTTTTGTAGGTCTTTGGATGTATATTTTTCTACCATGTAGGTATTTATACTACTTTTTAAAGAGTTCCGTTTCGGTTATTAATCTAAATTCCCATCCTTTATGACGGCAATAGTCCTCAGCGGCTTTCCATTTGGCCTGATTAACTCCGTAAGTCATCACCTCGGTAATATACCTTTTAGTAGTCCTTTGTGGTCTTTTTGGTTCTTGCGTCTGGGCCTTTGGTTTCACCTCTAAGATCATCTTACGTGTCTCACCGTCTCTCCCAACCGCCTCCACATAAAAGTCCGTAAAGTATCGGTGCACCTTATTGTCGATGGGTGAGACATAAGGAATGACTATCTCTTCCGATGCCCAACGGATGACATTGATGTTATTATCTAACCAATCCATAACCCGTTTTTCCCATCCAGACCTATATACAATGTTGGTGGGGTCTCCAATATATTTTTTAGGATTCACAGGCTTAAATAAACCTTGCTTGTAGTGTGCCATAAATAGTATGTAGCATTTCCGGAGGAATAAATGCCAGCAGCACGATATTATTTTCCATTGGTACAAGATCAGACACAAGGTAGCTGGATGAATATTAGTGCCTTTGCTCCCAGTTCTGCTACCGTGGCATTAACTGTTTCTTTGTTTATTCCAGGTGCTATCAGCGGCAGTAATCTAACATTTACATCAAGACATGAATATTCAGAAACCAAAGTGACCAAGGCGGCAGTAGATGCGGCCTCAGGAATAACAGGTGTTGGGTTCGGCGCCGCTCAAGCTGTAGGTCAAATGGCATTTGGTTCTACACTCAATCCAAAAGTCGAAGTTCTTTATCGTGATACCGATCTTAGAACATTTGAGTTTGTTTATATCATGTCACCCGCCAGTCGGCAAGAACAGACTATGATTCAGAATATTATCCAGTCACTTAGAATGTATGCGGCACCAACTTTGTCTGGTAGTGCTTACAGTGATCCAAGACAGGGGTATATTGGAACAGATGCACAAGCACAATATCTAGGTATAAACTCAAGTTATCTTTTTGATTCACCAAACGAGTTTGTTATTGATTTCTATTATTATGATGAAAATGGTGCTTTAGCAGTTAATAAAAACATCCCATATATTGGTCGATGTGTTTTGGAAGGAATTGAGGTAATGTATAACCCCAACGGTGAGTGGAGTACCTTCTCTGATGGTAGTCCTATTGCAACTCAGTTACATTTAGCATTTAGAGAAATGCGTGTCATCGACGGCAAAAACATAGCGAACGGTTACTAATATGGGTAATAACTTTTCACAGTCAAATGTGCCACAATACTTAGATATTCAATCTCTTAGAAGTGCTTTTACAAAAGCAGGAGATGTGGCAAAAGGATGCCGTTTTGCGGCTGTAATACGGCCAAATGGTGACAAGATTTTAAACCTTATTCCTAGAGATTTAATTTACATGTGCGAATCCGTAGAGTTTCCTGGCCGTGGATTCGATGTAACACAGATTAGATATTGGGGTGCTGGTCAGGTATTTCCAAATAATACTCTCTATGAAACCTCAAATATGTCTTTTATTTGTCGTCAAGATAGTGTCGAACGTGCTTTCTTCGATAACTGGATGGATATTATTAACCCAACAACCAGTTTTACATTTGAGTATCCAGAAAATTATTACGCAACTATTCAGATATATCATCTATCTGAAGTAGGCGGACCGGTAGATCCTTCAACAAGACAACCATCATACCAAGGTATATATGGATGGTCTTTGTATAAAGCCTGGCCGACTTTGATAGCACCACAACAGGTCACATGGGCCGATCAAGATATTCTTAGATTACAAGTTACATTAACATATAAGTATTGGGATAGACCAGATTACAACCCATAATGGAGATTAGATTATGTTACCTAAGATTGATGTGCCAACATATAATGTAGAGATACCATCAACCAAAGAAAAGATTACAGTTAGACCGTTTACTGTAAAAGAAGAAAAACTCCTATTAATGGTTATGGAGTCTCAAGATGTAAACGAGATTGTTAATACGGTTAAACAGGTTATTAATAACTGTATTGTCAAAGGTAAGGTTAATGTTGATAAACTACCATTCTTTGACATTGACTTTCTGTTTATCTTTCTTAGGGCCAAATCTATTGGTGAATCCGTAGAGGTAAACCTAACTTGTAATAATGAGGTGGATGGTAAAACTTGTGGTAATGTTTTTCCTGCTATGATGGATATTGCCAAGTGTGAGATTGTTAGACCTGAAAAGATTAGTGAAGATATTAAACTAAATGAAAAACAGGGTGTTAAAATGAAATATCCAAACTATGCTGAAATGAAAAGAGCAGAGTTTAATGAGGATATTGACGAAAAAACAAGTACCATCGTAAATGCTATTGACTACATATATGATGCTAATGGAATGTATTCGCATAAAGATTATTCCAAAGAGGAACTAACCGAGTTTGTGGAAGGACTTACTGAAGCAAACTATAAACAAATGATGGAGTTTATAGATAACTTTCCAACATTTGTAGTTAAAATGGAGGCCACTTGTACCAAATGCGGTTTCCACCATAATGTGAGGTATACAGACTTCTATGATTTTTTTATGTGATGATGGGCCACGATAAACTGGCAAATCATTATAAGACCCAGTTTAGTTTGGTACAACATCATAAGTGGAGTTTGGATACATTAGAACAAATGTTGCCTTGGGAAAGATATATCTATGTTGACCTATTACAAGCCTTCCTCAAAGAAGAGGAACAAAAGGCCAAAGATCGTGAGAATGAACTAAAGAATAAAATAAATCACGCTAATCGGAAAAGAATGTAATGGTTAATAAGGTTAATAAAGACGCCTTCAAAAAACTGAAGAAACTAAAACCTGCCAAAAGAATGGAGATGGCTAGAAGTCCTGTTGGACAATCTATGCTATCTTTGCTCACACCTTCTCAGTTTGCCGATTTATTCCCAAGATACTACGAACAAGGTTTGCCTAATGTTGAGGGTTTTCGTAAGGCCATCTCCAAAAAATCACAAGAAAAGCAACAAGAATATTTTGACAGTCTGGATGAAAAACTAGGCACAACAAGTCCTGGTGCTGCCGAAAGAACTGGTAGACAAGGTGCTACTAGACGAGGCGGAGGTGGTGGAGGAAGTATTACATCATCTGGTAATCTCGCAACAAATCAAAGAGAAGCATATCAGGCAGCATTAGCAGAAGGACTATCACCATCTGCCGCTAAGATTTTGGTTGCTAATATGTCTGGTGAATCCTTGCGTAACCCTGCGGATCACCATTGGGATCGTTCGCATATGTCGCAAGGTATTGTCCAATGGGATCCTCGCCGTGCAGAAATAATCAAAAACCAGTTTGGTGCGTATCCAAAAGATATGTCTGTAGCACAGCAAACTAAAGCTGCTATCTGGGAAATGAAAAAATATTATCCTTCTGCTTGGAACGACCTAACAAATGAGAGTTTGGGTTCCCGTGAAAGAATGTATGGTGTTGTTAGTAAGTATGAAATACCCGCAGATAAGCAAGGTGCCACCGATCTAAGAATGAGGCATCTCTCTGGACTTAATGTAGAAGGTGGTGGTAGAGAAGGTGCT